ACGACTTAATGGCGTTTTCAGACCTGAAATACTCGTGATGTCACTGTTAGCGCCCTTTCTGGCAAGTGCGCCTGCTGCGGGGATGCTCAGGCTCACCCCGTTAATGGTGACTGTGACCATCTGATTTGCTGTTGTACTGGCGAACGCCTCCCATGCACCGATGTTCTCATCGTACTCATTGATGAGCTGGGAAATGCTCTGGGCCAGCCCGTCAACGGAAAGGCTGTCTGTAACCATGATAGCGTACTTCTGACCAGAAACTGCCGGTGCCGCTGCCGGCGTAACGGTAAGGGATGAGGCGCTGTTGATTGCCGTTATCTGAACGAGCTGCACGGGGTTGGATGCAATCAGCAGCGTCTGCCCGATACGGATCTGGCTGGCTGGCGCAGTGAAGCTGGTCCCGCTGCCTGTAACCGTATTCCCGCTAAATGAAATCGTACCTGCGTTATAAATCATGTTTTTCTCCGGGCAATAAAAAACCCGCCGAAGCGGGTTGTCTGAATATGATGGGATTAATACATCGCATCGATGCAGGGCACCGCAATTGACGTCACCCGCCGTCCGGTAACCGGATATTTATCTGTCCAGCTGGCGCTGACCTTACCTTTACCGCAACGCACCACGTTGCCCGTTCTGACCAGTCCTGCATATTTTAGCCAGTCCCAGCCACCAGCCAGTGAGCTGTCGTAACCGAACCGGCCAAGCATAATCATCGTGTCGCCTATATCGGCTCCATCCCAGGTGGGTACCCATGTTGCCTGTCGGTAAATAAATGGCCGCTTCGTCGTGGAAAAAACGCACTTCCCTGCGGCATTAAACATGTTCAGGCCGGGGCCTGGCACCGGCGCAACTCCGCTGGCAAATATCGCGATTTGCATTGTTGCAGAGGCAGCAACATCTGAGCCGTCACGATCAGCCAGCGCCCGGATCGTGGCACCGTCATAGTCGATAACAACACCCGGCGCGCTCCATTTAGCAAAGACCAGATACTGGTCACGCGTGAGGCCGGGAATATCCGGTGGTGACCAGGAGCCATTAACGGTAACCGTACCGCGCCAGACACACTGCCCCACCATGGTGTTATCAGTGATCGAGGTGAAATCGGTGCTGTTCTGGATCAGCAGCCCGCGCCCTGATGAGGCAGGCAGGATTTGCCATACGGTCGCCGGGAAGGATTTCGCCCTGCCCCAGTTATCAGACCACCACACATTCTGCGTTACCGTATTGCCTGACACGGTAATACTGTCGAGCACAGCAATAGTGGTAATCAGGTTGGTGCCACGATTCAGAGAGTAAACACAGCTTTTGGGCATCATCACGATCTGGCTGCCGGCAACATAGTTAGGCAGCGTGTACTGATTCACATCCCAGGCGTCGCCAATGCTCAGGCTGTATGACGGGCATCGCAGCCCGGCGGTGATTTGCATCGCCGGGCCTCCGTCGTTTAAATCGATTAACAATCCCTGCGGCATAGTTTTTACCACTCCCCAAGTACGATACGCCCGCCACCCGCGAGGTTGACCGTCACACCACTTCCGTTAATAACGACACCGTTATTCCCGGAAAAGCCAAAGTTGCCACTGGTTGCATACAGCGCACCGCAAACGGTGACGTTATTGAACGTCGCATAACCTGACTTGTTGATGTGCCAGCCAACATTCCCGGTTCCGTCCCAAGTGTTTGACTGGATGTAATCCCCGATCATGGCATTCTGTATCCAGCCCTGTCCGATAAATCCCTGACTGATGAATGTCTGGCCGTTCTGAATGACAAATGGCAGCGACACTGCCCCTCCAGCCTGGGCCATTACCGCAAAGCGATCAGCAACAAACAGCACCTGCGACTGCATGCCGGAAGGTGTGTTCTGGACGCCGATCCCCATCCCGGCGGCGTATTGCCGTCCGTTAGCATCCACCGCCACTTTGATGTTATACATCGCGTTGAGGTTGCCGTTTACATCGGCCACCGCCTGAGCCGTCTGGTTAATGGCAGCGGTCTGCCCGTTCACCGTCACCGTCAGCGAGTTGATTTTCGTGGCGGATGCCTGGGTGAAGTCAGCCAGCGTTTCCGTCAGGTCGGTAGCATTGGAAACATTGCCACCCGCTGACGCATTCAGGGTCACCAGCGCGCGTGCAACCGCCTGGCTGGTATCCGCGATGGTGGTATCGATGCGATCAATTTTTGCGACATTGCCTTTATTGGTGGCAGTCTGGGAACGGCGGGAAGTCACCTGCGCCAGGCTGTTCTGGATCACGGCTATCGAGGAGTTTTTAACGCCGCCGGTCATACCGTCCATCGAAACGGAAATTTCGTCGATTTTTACAGCAGCCTGTGCCAGCCCGTCAGCGTTCTCCTGAATGGCCAGCGCCTGCTGCTCAAGTTCGTCGGCGTTCTGTTTGATGTCGTCGGCCATCCCGGCAATTTTTGCATTGCTGTCCACCGCACTCTCGATCAGGTCCTTAAAGACCTCCGTGTCTTTAATTTCTTCAAGGATCGCATCTGTAATGTCAGAAACATCAATACTGGCCTGACCGCGCACCCAGTCGGTATAACCCGACTCGTTACCGGTTCTGTCCACCAGCTGCGCGCGGTACCAAAAAATCTGCCCTGCCTTCAGGCCCATCTGCTGATATTTACGCGCAGGATACGGCACATCAGCCAGCAATATCGCATCGTCTTCGCTACCGGTCAGGCTGTACTGAATTTCAGTTTTCAGCGTGTCGTCCGTGTTCTCCGGGAATCCCCAGTTCAGTTCAATGCCAAACACCACATTTTCGGACGCGATAAAGCCTACTGGCTTCGGCGGATTCCCCACCTTGCCCGTCAGTGTTTTCTCTTCCGAATAGCCCCAGCCGGAGGAAATTTCAGCGGCATTAATAGCACGCACGCGCACCAGATAGCGTCCGGTATAGATGCCCGGTACGTCGAATGAGGTGGTGGAACTGCGCGGCACGTTAACCCAGTTCCCGTCGTTGCGGCGCCACTGCGCTTCATAGGCGATAGCGTTCTGCGCCTGATCCCAGCTCACACGCATGGTTTCCACGCTGATATTTTGCTGTACCACCGAGAAGGAGCTGATCACGATATTCGCTGGCGGCGACTGGTTACCCGGCGGGATGACACTTACCGGGCGTTGGTCAATGATGGCACCGGTATCGATGCGGGCGTACTTATCAGGATCGTGCCATGCCCCCGCAATAGAAAACGTGCCATCGTTATTGTCCTTCACACTCACAACGCGATACTGCTGTGCATAGAGTTCGTCAGATTCAACCACCCAGACAGCCTCCGCCTGTGGCGTCTCGCTGTAAGCGGTTGTGACCGTGATGGCCTTACCATTCACCGCCTGAATGGTGCGACTCTGTGATGCGCCGGAAGGCAGGTTCAGGATGAGGCGGTCGCCGGCAGCGGCATCTGCTTCACGGTCAAGGATAATAACCCTGCCATTAACGGCGCTGATACGGCCGCCCATAACTTTACCGGAGAGCATCTCGTCAGCCACGGCAATGATGTAACCGGGCTGCGGGATGTTCCCGTCCAGGCCAACATCGAACGAAACGATGCGATCCTTATTGTTGGTGAGGATGCCCCAACGACCTTTCCGGTTCGCCTCCGACTGCCGGGTGCAACCGATGGCGGTCATTTCCAGCTGGTTGAAGCCATACCGCGCCACCAGCGCCTGCTCAAACACCGGTTCCATCGCGTCTGCATAGGCGTTAGCCGGATCGGACCAGGATACCAGCGCCGTGGTGTAGCGTGTCTTTGTCGTGCTGCTTGAATAGGTGAAGCGGCCATCAATCACGTTAGCGCGCGTGTAGCTGTAATCCACATCACGCGGCATGTCCGCCAGCGCAACGATCTGATCGCCACCCCAGTAGGTCATTCCACGGAAGATGGCCGCAAAGTCACGCAGTACCGTATACGCTTCATTCCTGTCCTGCACATAAACGTTACAGGTATAGCGTGGCTCGGTGCCGCTGCCGCCTTTCCCGTCCGGTACCGGCTGATCGCAGTATTGTGCTACCTGGTAAAGTGTCCACTTATCGATATTCGCCGCGGTCAGGCGATCACCCAGCCCGAAACGGTCAGTCACCACCAGATCGTAAAAAATCCAGGCCGGGTTATCCCTGCGCTGCTGTGTTCGTTACGCCGCCGAACGCATAAGAGGCGCGGTTATCTGCATCCTGTTTGCTGGCGAGACCTGCGGCTTGTGGTGATAGCATCTGGATAATCCCACCAGCCATCAGTCCAACCCCTGCTTGCATTGCATATGATCCCCATGTCGCACCACCAAGAGCTTGCCCCCAGGGAGTAAACATCCCTATAGCACCGACCACTACTAGCACAGCGCCCAGAATAGTTTGTAAAACCCCAGCCTTTTTGCTTCCTATAACTACTGGTAAAATACGAATGACATCATCTTTGACAGGATAGTTAAGATCATCTTCACCAATATTTTGCTTACCTATAAAAACCGCATAAGTAAGTCCACGACGCCGGCTTGAAATCATGTACTTCTCGAACCCAGCAATAGTAGCGGCAAGCGCGCGGGTTGCCTCATGAGTAGTGCTAATTAAACGATGATGAACCTTTCCAAACGTTTTACCCAAAACCCCGCCGAGTTCAATCCTCATCAATTTTTCTTGCATATACACTCCACAAATAAAAAAAGCCTCGAAATGGAGGCTTATGGAATTTATTAGCGTTTAGTTTATGGTCATGGGAAGAATATCAACATTACCGCTTTGATCTATGAATATTCTTAGCATGCGAGGTTGATTGTCTTTAATTATGAATTCTCTTTCTTTTGCGGTCCGCTACAAAGACCACGACCAGCAAACCCAGCTCCAACATTAACCTCACCTGCAGGCAGGTAAGCTGTAACCTTTTCCCCTGTTTGCAGTTCTGCTAAACGCACCCCATTTATATAAGAGGTAATAGCACACCCACCTGAAATAAAGCCATTATTTCTAGTTATGGTAACGCCAATTGTTTTTGGTTTTTGCTGAAATTGCGTTGCTGGTTGAACCTCTATTGCATTTTGAGGAGAAACAGGTTCAGTAGAGCATCCGGTCAAGCCTATGGCTAAAAGAGCAATAAGTATTTTTTTCATATACCAATCTTAATGGAAATTTCTCAAAGATTAGCACAGAGACTTATGACGTAAAATCTTCATTGTTCTTTCCTGCCAGTATCCACCATACGGCACACGCTGGCTTAGATGTCCGTACAGATGGTGCAGCAGCATATTACCTTCCAGCAGAATGCCCGCGTGATTCCACTTATCGGACTGGACCTGCATGATCACCATGTCGCCGGGTTGCGACGGGCCATCGAATTCACGAAAACCGCACTCATACCAGCAGTCCTGATAAAAGTTGTCAGGATAGTCGTTTTCCCACCACGGGTAATCCACCCGGTAATCGTGCAGCTCGATCCCATGCGTCTGCCGGAAATAGCTCATCACCAGCCCCCAGCAATCATACACGCCCAGAACGAAAGGCCGCTCGATCAGCGGGATTTCTCCCCGCGGCATGATGGTTCGCAGATCAGCTTCCGGCCAGCTGACGATGTGCCAGGGCAGGCCGTTAAGATCACACTGAGCCTTATCCGTTTCGCTCGGCTGTGTGGTTGCATCAGGATGACTGTGAACGATGGCGGTCACCGTTCCCCAGTCTTCCGCCGCTGCGTAATCTTCCGGCGACAGGTGAAAGTGTTCAGTCGGCTCGGTAGCGAGATTACGGCAGGGGAAATAGCGCTCTACACGGCTCTTCTGCGCCACCACGCCGCAGCACTCGCGCGGATACTCTGCCTCGGCATGCGCCATAATGGCATTAATTGTTTTCTGACGCATATCAGCTCCTGATCAAAGACGTACCGGGGAAGCCGCCAAACGAAAGTTCGTTATTTTCGCCGAACCGAAGTTTGCAGGCTGTCAGGGTTCCGTTGCATTCGTCCAGCGAAGGATCGCTTACCGGATTGTTGTTTTTGTCGATATAGCGCGTGCCAGCATAATCACAGCCATCGCCGGTGCGGTATTTGTTGCGAATGCACCAGGTGCAAAGAGAATGGAGCTGGCGCGTCGGTATCATCAGCCCCTGCAGATCCATCGGACTGGAGAGTGTGAACTCAACCAGTTCGTTGGTTTCACTGCTCTTTGCATCGATGTAAAAAACTTTCAGCTTCTCCTGCGTCGGATCGGCTGTGACATTACTCCCGCTAAAGTTTTTCGCATCGAGATATTTGCCCAGGGTGTCATGGATCGTCACCTTCGCCTGCAGCATATCGTCATAGGCAAGGCAAAGCGCCGTGATGGAGCTGTCGAGGTTAGCCACCGATAATTTCGGTTGCGCGCTGCTGCCACTGGTAGAAGCCTCGATCCCTTCAATCTGGCAGGGCCAGGCTTTGTATTCCTCGCCCTGCCACCAGATTGATTTCGCCGGCAGCTTATTTTCATCCCCACTAGCAGCGGTTATTTCCGCCTCAGTGTGAGCAAGGCTGTAGCTGTGAAAGCGCAACACCTCGCCCGTACCGAAGGCAGTACCATCCACCTCGAATAGCCTGATTTCATCGCCGGGCTCAAGCTTCTGATAATCTGCGTTAAGACTCATGGTTTGAAGGCCTGTTGGAACGTTGCAGAAAGGGAGTAGTTCTCACCCCCTATAGGAGTGGGCTTATACTCGGCGCAGCGATATAACCCCAGCGATTCAAGCGGTGGTTTCCATTGAAAGGCTTTTGTACCTCCATGCCTGTCCAGGAAGTTCTTGATCTTCTGGATGTATTCCTCTGTGCCTACAAAGTTAAGCTCCCATTGCTGGCTACGAGGGTTAATGCCATCACCAGAGATCTGCTCATACCCGTCACCGAACTTTGCGCTTCTGGTTCTAAACGAGACAGTTTGGGACGGACTAACCCTGGGACTCCAGGGAAAGGTTTCGATGGCCATATTTATCGGGTTCCTTTCATCGCGTTCCAGATATCTCCGCCGGGGCGAATATCACGCAAGACGTTTTGCTTATATCGCTGATCGACGAATCGTCCGACGTCAGCTCCGAATTTTTCCAGTCCGGAAGGCGCCTGCGTGGATGTGTTGCCATTGCCGTCGATGGTGATATAAACCCTCGGTGCCGCGTCGCCTCCTGTTCCGGCTCCAGATACTGCACGTACAGCCAGTGAGCCATCAGCTGCGCGGGTTAGCGGCATGATCGCCTCCGGGCCTGCCTCGCCCATTACCCCTGCCCCTTTCGCGAAGGCGAAGAACGTGGGGTTATCGACAACCTGACCGCTGTATGCGCTTAAATCTGAGGATGAATAAACGCCGCCTTTAGCGTTAAACTGGAAGTTGCTGCCATAGTCGGAAATTGCTGTTCCAGAGCTGGCTGCCGCGCCACCACTAACACCTCCAAGCACACTCGAACCAATACCCATAATCGAACTCAAAACCGGATATCCCTCAAGCTCGCCGTGGACGATGCTTTTCCAGAGAGACCAAATAGCCTTATCCAGCTGGACCAGACTGGTATAATCATCCACTTTATACATAGAGATTTGGAAGCGTCCGGCGATCAGCCCCGTTCGCACCATTCCAGTTTCAATTTCAGGATCCGATATTCGCTGAAAAGTAATACCGCTTTGCTCGCTGTCTGGAAGAAGAAGAGGATAAACAGCCATCCCGGACATACGCTCAAGCGAGGTTTTAATTGCTTGCTCTATCATGACGACCATCTCTTTCAGCTTTTATTTCAACCCGGTCGGACTGGCTGCGGTCAACGGCAACCACGGTGAACAATTCATCTTTCCACCGCAATTTCCAGTCAATATCAACATCCTGACGGGGTCGGATAGTAAAAAGCCAGGTTTCAACAACCTGCTTTTGATCCAGCGTGCGTATTTTCCGATTCGATTTAACCTCTGCTTTAGCCCATACAGTAGCAATATCGATAACGCCTCCGGGGATCACCTCACCAAGCTGTCCGCTCAGCGTTTCCTGACGCTGCAACGTAACCCGCTTATTAAGCTCCCCGGCGTGTAACGACGCCATACGCTCTCCTTTCAGATAATGGTTGGCCGTCGAAGATCGTAGATAAGCATCGTGACGGAATACGGAAGTTCACCCTGCTTAAGTTTGTCCTCCTCCTCTCCGCCCCGGTTGCGGTCCAGCCAGCCCAGCAGCATTAGCAGAGCCGTCTGGGTCCGACGCAGAGGTTCGCCTTCAATCAGATCTCCGGTGGGTTTGACGATTTGGTCGCGGCTTCCCTGAACGTAAGCGAGAATAGCAGCGCTGCCAGCCTGAATTTTCATGGTCAGATCGGCATTGCCGCCGTCCTCATCGGCGTCAATGCGCAGGTGCTCTTTCGCCTGTTCAAGAGTGACAAGTTCAATCACGTTTTATCCCTCCCATCCCGACCGCGCTTGGTCGCGAGCGTCCAGCCTTTTGAACCAGTTTCGCCAGGCTTGTCCTGGGTCTGTTCGTCGCAGTGCCAGAGCGAACCGCCCCACGTTACCGTATCGCCAGGCCTGTACTCCTGGCCGGATTTGAACACGCCCTTATAAATCATGACCGGCACATCAAACGTTTTGGTTTCGCTGCTTCCGCTTGACCGGTTAACCGTTAAGGTGAAACAACGCTGATCGGAGCGTTCAATTTCCACGCCTGCCACGCCATCAACTACACATTCCCAGCCGCGCAAGCCGTGCGTTTTCTCGTAGGCTCGCCAGAGGCCGCCTTTATGCGTTGCATAAGAACCGCGCGGGTAACTTTTCCCTTCGTCAATGGATGGGAGGATTTCGAGCGCCAGCGCGTCGCGGCCATCTTCCCCGTCCCTGCCGGGTTCTGCCGGAGGGATAGCAGCGACAGCCTCGCCTAAGAGCGCTTTTACATCAGGTAAAACCGGCACTGCCGCAGCAACGAGTTCCTCCAGCATCGGCTTCACATCTTCGGCAGTAACGCTTTTGCCATCTTGCGGTATAGGGAGGGCGGATACTGCTTCGCTCACGGCGTCATCTACTGCCTGTTTGAGAACGAGTGGGTCATAGTCTTTGCCGTCCCGAGGTACCCACGCACCAGGCCATCAGTGGCTGTCCGGCATGGATCAACACTCCCTCGGCAAGCTTGCGCTCTGTGGTTTTAATCGCACCGCCGAGACGCCAGCCCTGACTCACGCCCACCACCGCATCGGCGGGAATGTCCGCCTCAATCAGCGCGTCGAGAATTTGTCCGACCCCTGACGGGTCAATGCCTATCTTGTCCAGCAGCTCAGCGACGTGGATCCGGCTGACATAATCCGCCACTTCTTCGGTATCCTGACCGACGCGCTTCACAATGGTAAGGTCGCCAGCTTTCACGAAATCGTTGAATCTTGACTCTTCACTTTTGCGACGTCTGATCGCTATTTCATGCGCCCAGGCATGACACCAGCACAGCCATTCGCGCGTTTCCGCGTCACGCCCGATAGCTGAAAAGCCAAGCAGATCATCAAGCCCGCCCCCGTCTATACCGACCGTGATGACCTCGGCGCGACGCAGTAGATCTTCAAAACTCACGCGCTGCGCCTGCTGCTCCCAGAAATCAACCCCCGCCCAGCGGTCGGTTCGCAGGTTCAGGCCGATCTCAATGTTGAGGTGCTTCGCCAGAAACTGCTGCAGCGTACCGTCAGTTTTTGCCTGGTTCTTGCGGAGATTGTCGGCTATCCATTCGGGGCTGACGGACAGGCCGATGTTGGGGTTGGTGATATAGAAATTTTCAGGTGCAAGATAGGCCTTACTCTCGATCATGCTCTCCGGGTACTCATAAAGAATGCCCAGCGTTTTCGGATCGATGATTTTACCGTCGCGCACATCGCGCCAGTAATCGAGACGTTCTTTAAACACGCCTGCCGGTGGTTCATCACTCTGCGTGGTGAGGTAGATCACCCATCCTTCATTACGTGATACCTGTCCGCCAAGTGCTTCCATAAACATGGCTTCAGCGTTAGCGCGCTTACCGAACAACCAGAGTTCGTCCACGAGGATGCGCCCGGACTTTTTACCGGACACAGTGTCGGTATCCGCGGCCACAACTTTTAATGTGTTGCGCGTCACCCGGTGAGTAATGGTACGGATATGATCCTGTATCTGGAACATATCCGACAGTTCCTCGTCGGCGCGGATCATGCCGGCTGCAGGCTTGAAGCTGTTATCGGCGACTTCCTTGGTTGGTGCCAGGATCAGGTGCTCCTCGTCCTCGCGCCAGCAAAGGATTAACGCGGTCAGCATAATGCCCGCCGCAATGGTCGATTTGGTGTTCTTCTTGGAAATCAGCAGCCCGTACTCCCGGATCAACTGGTTTCCAGTATCAGCCTCATAACCGCCGAAGATGGCTTTCACGAAGTCAAACACCCAGGCCTCAGAGCACTCACCGAACGTGGGTTTGCCCGGCAGGTCGGAAACACGCAGTTCACGGAAAATGCCCAGCGCCTGCTCTGCCTGGTCAGGAAAGATTGGCGGCGGAATAATGGACTCTCCGGCAACCAGGAGGGATTCCCAGTCGGGGCATGCTGTTGTCCACTGTGCCATGATTTACCCTCCCTTATTATTCACCACCAGTTTTGGCGGCGCCATGGATCCAAACTTGCTGGCACCTGCGGCAACCTTAGCGGCAGCATTTCGCGCCTCTTTTTTCCCTGTTTCCCCCTTTTTAGGGTGAATGTAGGGCAGCATGGCCTTCGCGGCATCTTTCCGTACGTCAATTTCTTCCGTGGCGTCGTTCATAACGGACATGAGAAATTTGAGCGGATCATCAAAAGCACCCGATGTTGGTGGTGATTCCGGTGCCGGGATGCTTTCCGTATTGTTTACTGCTGGGGTATAAACATTTCTCCGGCATACAGGTTCATCATCTGTCTCAATGACCTCTCTCTTTTTTCTGTCGATAAAGGCGATGACTTCCGGGTCTTTTGCCAGCTGCGAACCCTTTGAGCGCGCGGATTTCTCTGAATAACCCGCCTGAATTGCCGCACCTTTCTGAGACATACCGGACATCAGCGCCACCGCGAATTTCCGCTTCTGCGCTGTTAACATGTTTATACCCTCCAGAGGGGAATTTTTTCTGTGCGTGAGAAGGGGTGCGGTGTCCAGCGCGATCGACGTTTATAACCGGTCATACCCCCCGGTTGTTGAGAATGGATCTCAATCAAATGAGAATGATTTCAAATGCAACTATTTCTCATCTGCATGCGACAGGCTTTCACATCTGGTTCAAAGTGCTATGAAATCATTACCCTGATCGCCTTCCGGCACGGCATGTTTCAGCGCTTTTTCATCAGGCTGACCTGCCGCCGCTTCGCGCGCAGACTTCCCGGCATGGCACTCTACGCAGAGCGTCCACAGATTACGTTCTGAGTTGTCACCACCGAACTGAAGCGCGATGCGGTGATCCAGCTCACTCTCGTGCAGGTCAATACAGCATCACACCGCGCTGCCCGGTATAAGCCACATGCCGATCGTCACGGTAAAGCACCTCGAGGTCATTCAGTTTGCGTGGGCCAGCCAGATCAAGAAACTGGTAAGACAGGTGCGGCTCTGGTGATTCGATGTAAGGCAGGTGCCAGTTAGCAGCAACAGGCCAGGCGTCATCGTCCCACAGAAAAAGGTGCTCACACCCGGCATCCA